GTAGTCACCCTCGACCATGCATCACGGCGGCATCATGCCGGTGTCGATCGGGCAAACGGCGGCGTGTCGGCGTGGAACATCTGGCCGTTGCACAGCGCCTGCACAGTTTCCTCAAGACGCAACAGCTGCTCCTCGGTCGAGAGGCCCCCCGTGCCACCTGGCTGCTGCGCGGGCGCGGGCGGGGGCGTCAGCGCCTCATACGCGATCACCGCAGCGGCGACGCCCGTGTCCAGCCGCTGGTTGGGGTCCGGTTCCGGTGGCGGCGGATCCGACGGCGGCGGTGCTGGATCGGTGATGCCGCCAGCTTCGGTGTAGACGAGCCACTGCTGCCAATCCCGGTTGGCCGGATCGGGCGGCACGGTCGCGTTGTCGGCATACCGCAGCACGCCGTCGTAGTCGCGGATGTGTTGGTATTCGCTTGCCATGTTTTATTCCGCGTTTGCATAGGATATAGTCGCACCATGACGCCAGAAGACTTTTGGAAGCGTATCTCGGTCGGCGAGCCTGACGCCTGTTGGCCATTCATCGGAGCGCGAGGCAACGACTATGGCCATGGGTGCATCCAGTGGGATGGAAAGCTCAGGCGACCCCACCGTGTCGCCTACCAGTTGGCAACCGGCGAGGTTCTTCCAGAAGTGACTAAACTGAAACCGGATACCCTTTGTGTGCTCCATGTTTGTGACAACCCGCTGTGCTGTAATCCGGCTCATCTTAGGCTTGGCACCCAGCGCGATAACATCCGAGATGCTTCTCTCAAGAGGCGTTTGCTGTCTGGCGACGAGAACCCCTCTCGCCGACTTCCGCACAGGCTTGCTCGCGGAGAGAGGATCGGCACATCCAAACTGACCGCAGCAGATGTGCGCATCATCAGACGACGATCTGAGCGCGGCGATACTCAGGCTGAGATAGCCGCCACCTATCGGCTCGCTATAAGCACCGTCCAACGCATCATCTACCGACAGACCTGGAAACATATCTAAAGGTCCGCACTAGCGGTGAATGTGCCGAAGTAGTAGGCCCCACCGGTTGCGGTCACCGCGCCCGTGACCCGCACCGTGGTAGTGCCGGTGCTGGACACGCTTAGTCCCGTCATGTTGGAACTTCCGCTTGTCGTTGGCGTAACTGTCGGAAAGGCTCGCATCGGGACTGGCAGGGTCTGGTCGTAACCGATTGACGCGGTTCCCGCGCCGTAACCAGACACATTGAAGGTCATGCCCGATAAATAAAACCGCTGGCAGTTCGCCAGATCGTTCTGTGGGTCCAGCTTCTCCAGCGGGGTCGCGGCGCTGCCGATTTCGAGCTGCACGCCCCATAGGTTGATGCTGCCGGATTGCACCGGCACGCTGCCCGAGCGCGTCGCCATGCTAGTGCCGGCAGAATACCAGAAATTGAATTGCGTGCCGTCATCGCCGTTGGTGCCGAGCACCTTGCCGGACAGGCTGGGCAGCGTGAACGTCAGTGAGTAGCGCGACCAAGTGCTGGCTCCAAGCACCACAGATACGCCGGTGCCATTCACATTCGCCGATGGCGAACCGCCGGACCCCATGTTCTGATCTAGCGAAACGCCCAGCCTCAAGGCGGCCGATCCAGAGGCCCAGAACGATACAGTGACGGTTTTGCCTGCCAGCCGGCGCAGACTTTCGATTACCTGAAATTGCAAGGTAAGGTCGCCGGCTCCCGCAGTGCCGGCGAAACTGCAATCCAGGTGATGAACCATGCCTTCGTCGCCAACAGCGGTGCGCTCGCCGTCACTCGCCGTGCCTTGGCTGACGGACATCGCGCCGTTGAAGAGCATCCTCCACCGGTCTAGTGTATATGCACCGCTGGCATTGAGCGGCCCCGCCCCGCGCTGCGCGATGTTGAACAGCGGGTTGTGCAGCAGGTTGCGGCCGACGTTGTTGAACGCCGGAGCCACGGCGGCCTGCACGAAGGCGGTAGTGCTGATGCTGGTGTCATTGTCGCCGGACGCGGCGGTGACCGCTCGGGCGTCGCCGGTAAACGCTGGCGAGGCGAGCGGCGCAGCCCCAAGGCTGGTCAGTGCGGCGGCCGCCGTAGTAGCCCCGGTGCCGCCATTGGCGATGCTCACAGGCGGTGCCAGGCCCACCGTCACCGTGCCGGTCGTGCCGCCGCCGGTCAGACCGGTGCCGGCGGTAACGCCGGTGATCGTGCCGCCGCCGCCACCGCCGGTGCCGTTGGCTGCAGCGGTGATGCGACCATCGGCCGCCACGGTCAGGTTTGTGCTGGTGTAGGAGCCCGCTGTGACGGCTGTGGCGGCCAGGGTGGGGTTTGGGTAGGTGCCGGCCAGCGACCCGCCTGCGGGGCCGCTAGGAGCCCCACCGCCGCCACTGCCCACCTTGCTGTCGACATAGCCCTTGCTGGCCGCCTCGAGGGTGGCCGTGGGCGACGAGGTAGCCAGGTTGAGCGTGCCGGTGAGCGTGCCGCCGGTGAGGCTCAGTTTCGCGGTATCGGAGGGGTGGACGTGATCGGCGCGGGCATAGGTCGTGCTGGTGCCGACCGCGGCGGTGCCGTCCATCGCGGGCGTGGTGGTGGACGGTGCCACCTGGGTGAACGTCGCCACCTCTGCCATGGTGGCGTGGTAGGCGGTGCTCGAGCCGGAGCGCGCCACCGGCACCATGTCGGTCGCCACCAGGGTGGCGATGTCCACCGCCGCGGAGATCTTGGTGTCGGCTATGCCAGCCTCCTACCCGTAGAGCCAGTGGTCGGTGCTGACCGCCTCGAGGCTCCAGCCACCAGTGGCGTCCTCGAGGCCCAGCACTGTGGACGCCACACCGCCCACCGTCAGCACGGTGTTGTTCAGCCACGGCAGCCCATGACCAGGATCGGCAGTCGGCAGGAACGCCAGGTTGCACTGCGCCCATAGGCTGCACAGCTGGGCGATCGGCACCAGTAGCAGATCGGCCGCCTTCCGCGCCGCAATCTCGGCGTTGAGCGCAGCTTGGCTGTCGCCACTCAGACCGCCTAGCTGGTTCTGTAGGTCCATGTCGGCGTAGGCGCGCGCCTCGATCTCATTGCCGAGGGCGCCGGCCAGCGCGCCCTCGGCTGTTTCCGCACGCGACCGCTCGGCGGCGATGGCGTTGCCGAGCGAGGTATCGGCAGTCTGACGCTGTTGGGTCTCGGCGGCGAGCGCCGCGGTCAGCGTTGGGTTGCTGCTGTCGACGCCTGGGCCGCGCCCGGTGCGGTTCCACAATGTGACGAGGAACTGCCGCCACACCAGTGCAATGTCGCCCGTCGTCGAATCAACGAAGGGCGCCTGCGGCATCCCGGTGGAAAGCGGCAACTGAGCCATTAGATCCCCGTCACCTCCCAGCTGATCGTGGTGCTGGCGACGACGTGCGTGGTGCCGTCGGTGTCGACGGTCTGGCACTGCGCGCCGTAGACGCCGGTGGTGTTGGCGGATATCGGATTGCCGGCGTTGTCGAGAAAATAGAGGGTATAGAGATTGTCCGTGCGCGGATCGGGCCACACCGGCAGCGCGGTGCCGTAGCGCCACGCCTGCATGCCGGTGGGCCGCGTCAGGAACGCCGTCGACCAGGTGGCGTTGAAGCGCCCGTTGGCGTCGGTGGTCGCGGTGCCGTCGCGCACGTTGCCGGTGGGGCCGCCGATGCCGCTGATCTGGGATTGCAGGTTAGCCTCGGCCGCTTCGGCCCTGGCGATCTCGGCGTTGAGCGCATTCTGCAGCGCCGTCTCGGCAGCCTCGGCGCGGGTTATCTCGGCATTGAGATCGGACTGGTTGGCTTTGCCGTTGATCTGCGCCTGCAGCGCATTGTCGGCAGCGATGCGAGCATTGGCCTCGGCGTCGATCAGATCCTGGATCCCGAGCAGGCGCAAAGCTTCGGCAATGCTCGGCGCGTCGACCACCGGAGCCATCGCCGCCGAGATCGACGCGGTGGCGGTCTGGTCCCAGATCAGATTACCCTCGGCGTCCGACAACACGGTGCGATAGTCGCCGTCACCCCAGACAATGCACCTTCCGGCGCTATCGAGGATGACCGGGTTAGCGTTGAGCACCGTGCCCGCCTGGTCCTGCCAGCTGTCCTTCGGCGTGGTAGTACCGGGCACCCACAATTCGAGCGTGCCGCCGGCATAGGGGTGGCCGTTGGCGTCGCAGAATTGCAGTTCTGCCGATGGGATGAGGACAGCCATCTAATAACCCAACGCGATGTAGTAGAAGGTGGCCGGCCCTCTGATCCAGGTGTATTGCCGCGGGGTCGCGCTGCTGCACTGGAAGCCGCTCGCGGTGGCGCTGAACACGTTGAACCAGGCATCGAGGTTGTCGCCGATCCCCTGGCAGGCAACCGCGCTCGTTCCGGTCGAGAACGGCGAGGAATAGGTGACCGTGACATAGCCGCTGTCCGCCGTGGTCGCGGTGCCCAGGCGGAAAGAGGGAATCGATGCCGCACCGAGCGCCGCCTCGGCCGCCATGGCCCGCGCGGTCTCGGCATTGATCGCGGTCTGCAATGCTGCCTCGGCTGCCTCGGCGCGAGCGATTTCGGCAGCAAGCGCCGATGAGGGGCTGTTGATCAGCGACAGTAAATACTGCTCCATGGCGACGGCGCGGTCGGTCTCCACCTGGATCGCCGCCGTAATCCCCATCGCGTCGCGCGCCGCAGCCAGGGTGGGCGCACTGACCACGGGCACCATCGCCGCCGACACCAGCGTGGTGCTGTTCTGGTCAAAAATCAGGTTGCCGTCGGCATCCTCGAGGATGCACCGGTAGTCGCCATCGCCCCACACGATGCAGCGCCCGGCAGAGTCCAGCACGATCGGGTTAGCGTTGAGCACCGTGCCGCCCCAGTCCATCCACGAATCCTTGGGCGTGGTGGTGCCCGGCACATAGAGCGCGAAGGTTCCACCGGCGTACGGCACGCCGTTCGGATCGACGAACTGGAGTTCGGGCGACGGGAGTAGGGTCGGCTCGGCGGCTGCGCCACTCATGGGAAGGTCGTTCCTGGGGGGCCGATAAAGTGCAGCTTAGGTGGCCGGAGCAGCCACAGACGCGGCGTGCCTGGCGGGGCCGGGGCGGCGGTGCGGGTGATCGCCTCGAGCAGGATCTGGGTCGCCCTGGCCGGCGGCAGCGCCTGGCGCACCAGCGGCTCCAGCATCGCCATGGTGACCCGAACCTGCACCGGCGCGGTGCTCTGCACGATGCCCTCAAGGACCGCCTGCGAGGCGAACACGTAGGCCGCGCTGGTGATCGATAGCGACTCGAGCACCTGCTGCGTGGCGAAGGTGTTCACGTTCGAGACCACCGCCGATACCGAGGCCCACTGCTCGAGCGCCGCCTGGGTCACCAGCATCGATGAGGGGCCGGCGGCGACCGCGGCCCATTGCTCGACCGCAACCTGGGTGAGCTGCAGCCGCGGCGTGCCGGTGCCCCACTGCTCGAGGGCGGCCTGCGTAATGCGATAGTCGGTCAAGCTGTCACCACCGGCCCGATCTGCACCCCGTTGACCCCGAGCGGGGTCCATGCCGCGCCGGTGTTGGGGTCGGTCTGGTCGGTGCGCCAAAGCCAGCCGAACGAGGTCGCGAGCGCCGTGCTCGGGCTGGCGATCGTGATGCCGCCGGATTTCAGCTGCACCGCCCCACTTCTCGCACCAGCATCGGATTTCTCAGCAAAGCCTCGCGTGGTGACCGCAACCACGCTGGCCGGCGTCGCGGCAAGGGCGGCGATATTGTAGAAGTCGGCATGTCCGACAGTCGCATCGAACACATAGCTGGTAGCGCCATCCTGGTGCGCTTCGGAGACCTGCGAGAAGTTCGTCGTGCCCGATAGCGGCGTAAACTGCACGCTTGCATCGGACGACGGCATCCTGGTGTAGCAGCGCACGTCGCCGACCCACGGCACGCTGGCGGCGTCGCTGCGCCAGAGGATGTCATCAAGCAGTTGGTTGCTGATCGAGACGTTTTGGCCGATTGCCAGCCGGTTGGCCCAGTTATTCGCTGTGGTGCCGCGCGTATTCAGCGAACCCACCGCGTGATCGTTGCTCGTATTGCCATTCCGGCGCACTGCCCACGAGCCAGTCGTGTTGTTGATGACGACCTCGAACTCGTAGGCGATCCAGGTGTTTTGCGCATTGACGCCACCGGTCCAGGTGTCAAGCACGGTGCCGGCGGGGCCAACCGATGTCAGCGTAATATTGCCGCTGGAGAGGAAGTTTATGCTGCATTGCCCGTTGCCGACACCGTCGAGCAACTGGAGATAAAGCGCGATGGTGGTGCCAGACAGCGCGGCGGTCTGCTGGAACGCCACGACGATATGATGGACGGCATCGTTGGAACCACTGTTCTTAGCCAGCCATACCCCGGCAGTTGCCGTGCTCTGCACGGCACGACTTCCGGAGAAGCGCCCTGCGACGAGCGTAAAGAGCGTCGTGGTGCCGCTATCCCAGTAGCCAGCGACCGCGTCGGCCGGTGCCGCGTACAGGTCGAACGAATCACCGAAGCACCAGTTAACCATTGGCGCCGCTCCACATGGTGTTGGCCATTACGCCACCAGGCCGTAACCGGCCGCCACCGCGTTGACCGCCGCCACCGTCCACCCCGCGCCGGTGTGCGGATCGACGGTCCAGAAATCGCAGCAGTAGACATAGGTGTTCGGCAGCACATAATTCGCGCCCGCCACATCGGTGCCGCCCGAGGTCAGATGCTGATTAACCGTGCGCGGCCCGGCGGCATCGCGCCGATAGGAGCCGGTCACCTGCACCGCGAGCACTTGCACCGAGGTGGGCAGCTGCTGGAAATGGAAATTGTCGCGGGCACCGACGGTCAGGGTCGAATTGTAAGACGCATCCCCGTCATTGTTGGTCTCGGCCACCTCTTGCCAATTCGTCCCTGCGAGCGGCGTCCACTGCTGGGTTGTGGCGTCGCCGGTGGCATAGAGCGTCCACACCCGCGCGTCGCCGATGAACGCGTTGAACGGCACCAGGCCGCTCCCCGCCGTGGTGTCGGCTATATAGAAATCGTCTATCTGCCAATAGGTGCCGGTCACCACCGGCGCGCCTTGGAACCAGACGCCGTCGAAGGTCGCATTGGCGCTGTTCTGGGTGTTCTGCGCGGTCAGCACCAGCACGTTCGCGCCGTTGAGGCGAACCGTCACCGCGCCGGCCGTGGGATGGATGGTCGCGGAAATCTCGACGTAATTCCAGATGCCATTGGTGAACACATTGTTCAGGGTCTGCCCCAGCAGGGCGCCGCCGGTGCCGCCGCGATACACCTGGATGGAGTTGGTGGTGACGTTGAACTGCACGCTGATCTGCACCACGTTGCCGGCGCGCAGATCGACCAGTTCAAAATAGGGCGAATTGTCGTCGATGGTCAGCCGCGTGAGAGCGGCGAAGCCGACAAATCCGGCGCTGATCGGCGTGGTGAGCGTGCCCCGCAGGTAGGTGTTCTGGCCAAGCTCGATCGCGCCGCCGAAGCTGTTGCGGCCGGGGATGATATACCCCACGCCGGTTTGCGCGTTCCACTGGATGCCGCCGCCGCGACGGCTCAGAATATCCGCCGGTGCTGGCGACATGCCACCACTGTTGGCGTAGTGGTCGAACCCGTCGCAAGCGATAAGCGCCATGTCGTTCCCTAACTCTGCGCCACTGCGACATCGACCCAGGCGCCTTGCAGCGCGGTCTTGTAGGGCGTGCTCCACTGCACCTGGAACACCCGATCGCGCCCCATGCCGAGCCGCTGGAATTGCACCGAGGTGAGATACTCGCCGGAGGCCCCGATGGTCTGCCCCACCGGGCTGCCGAACAGGTGCCCGCGGTCATCGGACCACGCCAGGAACACCTGCGGGTCTTCCGGCAACTGGTGGCCGCCGGTGCCGGTCTCGATGTCAAGCAGCACTTGACGGTAGAACACCCGCTTGCCGTCCTTCAGCATGTGAGGGAAATGGCGCAGCCGCTTGATCGGGGCGCCGTTGTCGGTGAAGTTGGCCAGATCGTAGGCGTAGATATTGCCGTTTTCCCAATCGCCGCAGCACACCAGGCCGTAGGCGGTGAACGCGCAGTTGGCGCGATGGCGGTGCTCGGTGCCGTTGGCGTCCAGCCATACCGCCTCGTGCCATAGCTCGGTGCTGATGTCGTAGACCCAAGTCTTGTCGGCGGTCGGAAACGTCAGCACGTAGAAGCGATGGCCGGCGAGCTGGTAGCAGAAGCCGATCGCGTCATCGATGCGCGGATAGGTGGCGAACTCGGCCTCGATCGCCGGCGTGCTGACGTGGGTTGCCTTGTAGCCGGAGCCGGCCAGCACCGAGCCGGTGCCGCCGCGGTCCTGGGTCAGCCAGTAGACCACGTCGTCGGTCTGCGCGACCGAGTATTTCGCGACGCAGCCGCGGTCGATGAACACACCCTCCATTTCCTGGAACGGAAACTGCACCGCCGTGGCGTCGGTGGTGCTGAAGGTGTAGCCGTAGTTGTACCAGACTTCCGTGGTCTGGCTGCCGATCAGCCAAACCTCGCGGCGCGACACGATCAGCGCCATCAGGATGTCGGAGTAGCTTTCCTTGTTGGCGAAGTCGAGGCTGTCGAAGGTCACCGCGAGCGAGCCGGAGATGTAGAACTGCGGCGTGTTCGGTTTGTTGAACATGAAATAGGTGTCGAGATAGTCGACGCGGTCGGCGCCGCTGAAGAAGCCGTCAGGATCGTCGGTTGCGCCGCCGAGCGCGCTGAAGGCGAGGGAGGCAAGGTCGATCTGCCAGCCGTTCGGGGTGCCGTCGACGATGACCGCGGTGTTGCCGTTGTCGGCGATGCTGACGGGGGTGCGCGGCCCGGCGGTGATATCGCCCAGGTGGGTGTAGGAGGCGTCTGGCGCGATGGCGTAGACGCCGGAGCCGGCCACCACGATGACGTTGCCGTTGCTGCAGCGGTGGCCGCCGCGAATCGGGCCTTGCGGCAGGGTGAGCAGCAGGGTGAGGCCGGCGGTCGGATAGTGCGCCATCTGTGACGGCTCGCCCTGCGCCTGCGGCATCGGCTCGGCATAGAGATTAACCGCGCGTTGCGCGCTGGCAATGACGCTGCGCGCGGTGTAGGCGCCCCCGGTCAGGGCAACGCGCGGCACTACCGTCGCCTCCGAAACGCCCTACGCGGCATGCTCCAGGGCTCCAGCGCCACCGGTTTCGCGTCATCCCGCAATCGCGGGCCGGGGATCGCGCCACCGGTCTTCTGCAGCGCCAGGGCATTGGCATCCGACACAAGCGGCGGCGGTTGCACATACCGCTTCGCCCATGCGGGCCTGCGGATCTTCGCAGCAACCATCAGCGCCACCCAGAACCGCCCGGACTCGTAGGCCAACTGTTCATTCTCGGACCAGCGATCATAATCGGCGCAGTAGCCTTTCTCGGCACGCGCATCGACATAACCAGCACGCACGCACTGTGCGATGCGCTGATTGAGGCCGCCGGAGTCAACCGCCCTGTATTCGTCGTTGCTGAGCGTCACCACCACCCCGTGTTGAACGCACCGGACGCGCCGGCTGCCGTCGAGGTGCCGCCGCGGCGGTTGATCAGCGCCACCGGCATCGGCAGTTCCGGAATCTGCGCGTTGGCCAGCTTGATGGTCTGGATCGCCGCCGTCATCGCTGCGACATGGGCCGGGCGCGGGTCGAGTCCGTATTGCAGCGCCAGCTTGACCGCCAGCGTGTAGATCAGCGCCTCCATGTATTCCGGCGGCAGGTCGATCGGGTCGGTGAGCTGCACATAGGTCGGCAGCGCCGCCTTGACCGTGAGATGCATCTCGAACGCGCCGGCGGGGGGTGCCGGCCAGAAGTAGAGCACACCCAGCGGCCACTCGCTGTCGTAGAACACGGTGGCCGGGAAGGTGGACATGCCCTTGAGCACGACGCGGTTGTATTCCTCGCGCGAACTGATGATCGTCATCGGGATGTCGACCTGCGGCGGCGAGGTGTGCGTCATGCGGAAGAAGCCGCTGATGATGCGATCCGGCCGCGGCGCATCGAAATCCATGCCCGGCCCGATGGTGTAGCTGGGCGCCCCTGTGGACAGCAGTGAGAGGTCGGTGAGGTTGGGCACCAGCCAGCGCTTGCGCTGCCAGCCGGCGATGGTGCTCTGCAGGATGATCAGGCCGTCGTTGCTGTCCTCGGCCATCGGGGTCTGGCCGATGCCGTTGACACCAGCCGAGCGCAGGCAGAACGCTATAAGGTCACCAACCGTGTTGAGACCTGGCATGGACCCATCCAATGCGTGAGAGTGCGCCCCCGCGTGATTTCACCGGTGTCCGTATCGGCAAGCTGACGGCGGTTTCATACGTGGGATCGCGAAAAACCAGCAACGGCAACAGCGGTGCCCGCTGGCTGGTAAGGTGTGACTGCGGGAAGACCGCGATTCTGTTCGGCAGAGATTTCCGGCGCAAAGACCCAGACCGCGCCATGTGCGGCCAATGCTGGAAGCGGCAGCTGGAGAAGTCATAACGCTACGCCCTACGCCGAAACGATGGCGAACCAGGAGCCCCGTATCGCCGACATGAGGACGGTTGACTTGCCCGCGGCGACCGATATCCCGGTGGAACCAGCAACGCCATTGATCGTGTCCGCCGTGCTTGCGTTGCCGAATATCTCTGCCGCCGCCGCGCCACCGTTGGCTATCCACATAGTCTGTCCGCCCATCGCAGGCGGTAATACCACGCTATCGCCGGCGGTGGCGCACACCGCGATCAGGTTAATCGCGTTCAACAGTGGCGTGGCGAGCGCCTGCCCGCCACCGGCGTGGGCAGTGACGGAGGCACCCGACCACCCGTTGCCGGACGCCAGCAGCGAGATGTCGTTGAGCCCGACGCCGACGTTGAAGGAGGTGACCTGACCGCTCGGGTAGGCGACTCTGGTGACCATAAGCGTGATCCTTTATGCCGTGGTCGCGACGACGTGCCAGAGGCCGGGACCAAATGAAGCGAACTGATGCGCGCGGGTGGCCGGGATATTGTCGTCGGCGCCGCCGTCGATCGTGTCGGCGGTGCCGATCGCCGGCCAGACGTTGACGGAATTCGTGGCATGGGTGTTGACGACCGCCATCAGCTGCCCACCGACCGCCGGCGGCAGCGCCACGCTGTCGCCGTCCGAGGCGACGGTGGTGACGCGACTGAAGGCCATCGTGAGCGGCGTCGCCACGTCTTGCGTGCCCCCGGCGCCGGCTGCCACGTCGGTCTCGAATGTGCGTGTCGTACCGATCGGCCACACGGTGCCGGGGACTGACGCAGACATGGCTGCCTCCTCAGTTGGCCGTGACGCGGCATGCGAGTTGCGGGCGGATCGCCGCGACGCCGTAGAGGATGTCAATACGACATGGCAGGAAGTCGTTGTTTATATCATACTGGCGCACGATGCGACAGCTGATGCCGTCCTTCACCGCGCGCGCCGCCATATCCACGCCCTGCGGCATCACCAGGTCGGCGGTGCCGACACAGAACGCATCGGGGTGGTAGGCGAGCGACATGCCGCGTGCGGTGGACAGCGTGCCGGCGAAGGTGAGCGCGGCGTTGGTGGCTGGCGCGGCGCCAACGTTCTGGTAGCCGCTGGTCGCATCGTAGACCATCGCGGGGGCGAAGTTGATGGTGCCGGCGCCACCGGCGTAGGCTGCTGTCACCACGAAATTCTGCAGCACGGCGGTCACGACCTTGGTCTCGGGATGCACCCGGTAGACGCCGGCGATGGTGAAGGTGTCGCCGACCACCATGGCGCCGGTGCCGGTCGCCACCACTGCGCTCGTCGCGCCTGACGCGGGCACGCCATTGAGCACATAGGCGGTGGAGCGTGCGCCTGGGGTGAACTGCGACAGGTGGGTGTTTTCCGCCCACTCGAAGCCACCGCTCAGGCCCATGACGCCGTCGGTGTATTGCCGGCTGATCTGTGTGGTGGACTGGAACAGGCCCTTCAGGACATCGACCATGTCGACGTTGTCCTGGGTATTGATACGCAACTGCCACTGTTTCGACTGTGGCGTGAGGTTGTCCAGCAGCGTCTTGCGGGCGGTCAGCACGTTCTTGAAGGTCTGCGCGCCGGTGACGGCGACCTCGTTCCAGGTGGCATTGTAGCATTGCCGGATGCAGTCGCTCTCCAGCGAGGCGGCGAGCACGGTGGCGGCGGGCTCGATGTAGCGGTTGGAGAAGTCGTCGATACTGAGGGTGAGATCGGCGGTGTTGAACGAGAACGCGACGTGCTTCTGGGTGGAAATCGTTAAAGATATGTTATTTTCAACAGTATTTTGCATCACCAGGTTGGCGCCGGTGTTCACCAGATACTGAACCGGGAGCCGGATGCGGAGCGTGTTGCCGATCTTGGCACCCGAGTTGGCGAAGCTGTCGTCGTATTCCCGGTTCACGGAGCCGACGAAGTTGCATTTCTGATGCAGGATCACCAGAAACTTGGCGGTGATCATGTTGATGGTGAGGACACTATTGGTGGCATTCGTCGCCATGACGATTGCTCCTCGCGACAGATTGCGGGTGAGCCCCTCACGCTGAGCGTTCTTGGGGCGTATCGTTCACCAGCAGTCGCGAATGGAGAGTCGCAGCGACGCAGGTAGCTTGTGTGGGCACTGCACAGCGGCATTGGCCGGCCGCGGCGGCGACGGCGGGGCTTTACGTCCCCCGCGAGGACGTCAGCTAGTCCCGTTTATTCCAGTATTCGGTGGCTTGCTGCGGAGTATCGCCGACCGGACCTTCGGTGCCGCAGTACTTGCACCAGATGTGCCAGAAATGGCTTTCGGGGTCGGTCGGGTCTTCCAGACGGTCCCATGGTTCCAGGTCAAGCCCACCGCAGAACGGGCACGCCTCGATGTCGTGGGCGTAGAAGTCCCATGCCTCGGGTGCCGGGGCGCTCACTTCTTGCGCGCGGGCAGCTTCACTTCGCCTTGGTGATGCGGTTGGCCTCTTTGAGGTTGATCGTGGGCTTGTGCTCATTGGAACGGCCGTAATCGCGCGGGGCGTTCTCGCCGGCGCCACGGTCCTTGCGCTCGTCGGCGGTCTGGTTCGGCATCTTCACGCTCTTGGGGTGCTCCAGTTCAGCCATGGTGTCCTCCTTACAGGCGGGAATAGCTGGCCAGCGCGTTCGGCTGGCTTGCGCTGGATGTGTCCAGCAGGTTGTCAGGGCTTAGCGCAGCACGCTGCGCCATCACGTCACGCACGGTGCTCGCGGTATCGGCCAGCGTCGGGCCATAATTCTTGTTGGTGTTATAGCCGAGCGAGGCGATGGTCTGGGCCTGCAGCGACGGGTCGGGATACGCTGCCGCCATCTGGTAACGCCCGTTGATCAGGTCGGTGTAGGCATTCGCCGCAGTCTGGGTGTCGGGATAAGACGCCTTCTTGCCGTCCGGTCCGTTCACACCGAACAGGTTGTTGCCGTTCAGGTTGCGGCCCCAACTGCTCTCTAACGCCATGTGGCCAAGGACGACGGAGGGATCGAGGCCGGTATCGGTAGCGATCTGCGAGGCGAGCGGGGCGTAGCGGTCGACGAAGTCGTTCTGATACTTCGCCGCCATCAGCGCCTGCTCCGGCTCTCCATATCGAGTTTCGAGAAATAGGCGACGGCCTCCTGCGGGCTCATCGCGTACGGGTTCGCCTCGGCGTTGACCGAACCGCTCACCGGCCGGATTGGCGCCGGCGCGCGCGACACCTGGGCGCGACGGGGCGGTGCCGGCTTGCTCTCCAGCCGCGCGGCAAACTTGCCGAGCTCCACCGCCCTGGCGCGATCGCTCTGCAGCCGGGCGATGCGCTCCAGTTCCTCCGGCTCGTCGGCGAGCGCCGCGGCGACCTTGTGGCCTTCCGGCGTCTCCACCAGGAGTTCCGCGAAGCGCGCGTCCGCGCCCATGTCGATGAGGCTCTGGCACTTGTCGGCCCAGTCGGCATGCTCGGCCCGGCCGGCGGCGTGGAAGGCGTCACGGGCCTGCTGAGCGGCACGCTGGGCCGTCCTGGCCTCGACCTCGCGCTCGATGACCGGCTGCCACTCAGCCGGTATCTGCTGCGGCTGCTGCGGCTGCTCTCCGCGCTGCAGGCGCTCGACCAGCTGGGCCAGGCGGGCGCGTTCCGCCTCACCGGCGGACAGCCGGGCCGAGAGGGCGGCGATGCGGCGATCCGCCCGGCTCGGCTTCGGCTGCTCGGTCGTCGGTTCGGTGGTTTCAGTCGCAGCGCCATTCTCGGCGGGCGCGGGCGCCTCGGTGGAGCCGGTGATGACCGGCGCAGCAGGTTCGGGCAGTTCGCCCCCGCCCTGCGGGGCGGTGGTCTCGGTCTCGCTCATGGTGTGGCCTGGTTAGCGATGCGGTTGGTTCTGCGAATGTTGCTGTGCCGATCGCCGGTCTTCCTCGGCCTTCGCCGCGTCGCTGCCTTCCTCGGCCGGCGTGCGGAACGCTGCATCGGCGCTTCCCATGCGGGCCGGCATCGCCATGCCGCTGGCCTGGAGCGCATCGGGGGTGTTGACGAATACCGCGTCATACCACTGCTTCGGATCGGCCTTCATGCTTTTGCCGAACTCGGTGAGCGGCGCCATGTCGTCCACCTCGGCGCGGTGGCAGACATGGGCGAGATAGCGCACCAGGGCGGCAACGCTGCCTGCCACCGTGGGTTGGGCGGCGATGATGCCGCGGATTTCCGCTTCTGACTCGGGCATGGTCGTGCTCCTTGGTTGATCAGGTCGGCGCGTTGCCGGGGACGTTGTGGGTCACCACGAACGGCTCGTCGGGCTCCGACGGCTTCTCCAGCGTGCCGAACGCGGTGGCGGCGATGGCCTCGTAATGCAGCAGGCGCGCGCGCAGCCGCTTGATCTCGGCCAGCGCCTCCGGCAGCGTCATCTCCGGGGCGTCGGTCATGGCGACAGCGCGTTGTCCGTGGTGGTGGTCTTCTTGGTCGGCGACAGGGCATTGGCTGACGGCACATAGCCTGCGGCGTGGTAATCGGTGCTCACGCCGGGATAGCCGCCGAGCGCCTGCGCCTGCGCCATGTAAGTGCTGGCCTGGCCGCCGTATTGCTGTGCCGCGAGCATCGCCAGCGCCTGCGGGTTGGTCGAATGGTCCCTGACCCACTGCTCATCCTGCGCATCGACCGCCGCCTGCCCATAGCGCTCGATCAGCGCACCGCGCGGGATGCCATAGCTTGCCCCAACCGTCGTCGGGACACTGCCGCTGATGCCGTGGTTCTTGAGGTTCCATTCCTCGTAGGTTTGATCGGTCGGCACATCGACGCCAAGCCGCGGGCCGACGTTCTCGTCGGGGTGCCGGTTGAGGTAGTCCTGCACCCAGTCGGGCCACTGCACCGCGGTCTGCGGCAGCGGCGCCATCGTGGCCAGAACCTGCTGATCGCTCAGTTGCTGCGGCTGGTAGCCGTATTGCTTCAGCCGCTGGTTGATCGTCTGTCGTTGCTGATTGACCTGGTCCTGGGTCGGCAGCGGGAGATGCGACAGGTCGGTGTGCTGCGGCGTGGTCGCCTGCCCTGCCTGCCAGGTGGACGGCGTATAGGTGTCGGAGGTCAGATAGGCGGGATCGCCAGTGGCCATCACGTCATGCGCCCATCATGTTGCCAACCTGCGGCCCTTGGCGGTTCAGGCCCGGATCGGTGCTCTGATATTGCGGTTGAACGACCCCACGTGGATCAATATTCGGCTGCACCAGCCGCTTGAGGTTCTGCACCCATGGCGAGTCGGTCGACTGGCTCTGCAGAAAGGAGTGCAACACGCCAGGAGCCACCCCGGTATGCTGCGACGCCAGTTGCAGCCACTGCAGGTATTGCGGGTCGAGCACATTGCCAGACGGCGTATACGTCGCGCCTTGGGCCAATGCGTTGCTGCCGCTCACGGCCCCGCGCCTGCTCCGTTGGAAGGCTGCGGCGCACCACCCGCGCCATTCGTGCCATCCGGCGGCGGCGGCGCCAGCGTCTGCTGGATCTGGCTCTCGTCCTGCGCGTGCTGCATCAGCTGCGGCCGGATATCGGTCTGCAGCATGTCCGTGACCATTTGCCGCACGATCATCTGCAGCGCCACCGGATCAATCGAGCCCACCGCCTTCAGCCGATCGGTCTCGGCCTTGTATTCATCGATCGCGGTGCCGGCGAACTTCTGCTGCATCTCCTCGTGCAGATGCACGTTCATCGCCTTCAGCATGCTGATTTCGGCGTCCGCCTTCTGCAGCATCTGCTGGGCGTTCTGCGTGGTCTGCTGGAGTTGCTGCTGCAACTGCTGCTCCTGCGGCGACGGGCCGGGCTTGTATTGCGGCGGCAGGCCGCGCTTCAGCCGGTCGGCGAGCTCGTCAGCCCCCGGAAAGTCCGCGTTCTGTGCCCAGAAGTCGCCGACGACCTGGAACGCTGCCGGGTTCTGCTGCATCACCTGAGAGAAGGCATTGAACGCCTCCTGCCGACGCGTGCCGAAGCTCGGCCCGACATCCGCCTCGATGTCGTATCTGCCCACGTTGGGATTGAAGATGACGCGCACATCCAGCGGGTTCTTTTCGTCGGCGTCCGCCTGCTTGGCCTGCCCCGGTGTGATCGGCTGCGGGCCGCCAGGCGTCATCGCCACATGCTGGTGCGCCACCGGCGCATTCGGGTCCAGATGCACGTCGCTGTCGGTGCCGTCCTCAGCCATGATCTTCATGACTCTTTCCGTGTCGTAGATCTTCGGAATGAGGTCGATCACGATGCGGCCGATCTGGCGGATGCCCTTGGCCTGGTTGTCGACGTAGTGCGCGGTGGCGTTGTCGCTCTGCCGCTGGCGGGCATCGATCGCGACGCCGCTGCGCTCATTGCTCGGCTGGCCGAACTCGGCCTGATACTGGCCGCTCACCATCAGCATGTCGTCGCGCGAGATGGTCATGCCCTTGATGTAGGCGTCGGCCATGACCGGAGGCTGCGAGCGCTCCGGCCGCTCGACTGCCCGGCCGGTCTCGTCCATGTCGTTGTAGGGCAGGTATCCCTTGTTGCTGACGTTGGCGGTGTCCCATTCCTGCTGCACGCCATCGACCGCGCGCAACGAGGCGATGAACGGCGCCTTGGTCTGCAGCGCGACGTGCTCGACCGCCGCCGAGTTCCAATAGTTATACATCCGCTGGGCATCGATCAGGGCGCGGGTGTGCCCTTTGCGGTCCATGCGGTTCTCAATCACCGTCTCCTCGCCGATGAACGGCACGATCGGGATGTAACGGCCGGCCCAGTCCTTCTTTTCCGCCACCCGGTTGCCGCGCAGCAGGAACCATTCGATGACCGGCTCGGAGATGTCGCGGCTTGCCACGATGAACGGCTTGAGGCGGTCCATCTCGCCGTCCTCCAGGTCGCTCTCCTTGAAGGTCGTGCCGTCGACCAGCTTGTGCAGCGTGTCATCCTCGTCGGTGCGCCGCCAGTATTCGGCTTCCCTAATGTGATCCTTGTCGTTCCAGCTGTCGGGATGGTCGAGCGTGGCGGGTGCGGGCGCCTCCTGTTTGCCGTGCTCGGCCTCGAAACGATCGCGCGGGATGTCGTTGAACACGAACGCGAAATTCATGTCCGACTTGTCGTACTCCTTGGCATCGGGATCGAGGTAGATGGTGCGCGGGTTGTTAATGCGGCGGATGAAGATCTCCTGATCGAGCGACTGCTCATCGGCGTAGTCGGTGACCACGCGCACATAGCCGATGCCGGACTCGACCTGGTGGAATATCGCGGTGCTGTAGGCATCGACCGCTTTGCTTTGGTATTCGATGCGCCGCACGATGCCGGAAAACACCTGGGCTGCCTCAAACGTTGCCCTGCCGCCCACCGGGGTGACCTTGATCTGCGCCTTGTGCTGCCTGGCGTCGTTGACGATCTGCAGGTTGTGCTGGCGCACCTTGTTCATGGTCAGGCACGGGCGGTTGCCGCGGCCGGCACGCACGCTGTCGTCCCATTGCCAGAGGTTGTAGATATCGCCGGCCGCGAACTTGGCATCGGCGAGCGCGTTCTGCCGGGCCTGCGTCTCCCAGGTAACGCAACGCTCAAACCTATCCTTGGCTTCGCGGAGGATTTCGGCGTCGCCGGCGCGGACGCGGGTGCGGGCCATCAGCGCAGCACCCGGATATCGATGCGCGTGTTCATCATGTCCTTGTTGACATCGTAATGGCTTCGCAGTCGTCCCGCGATGCCTTCACCGCTTTGGCACACCTCATCTGACCGCAGCGAGCGTCTGAACTTGTATGCGGTCGCGAGCGGCCCTCGCCGTGTCAGCGCACCATCGATCGCCGACCGCAGATAGGTGTCGCTAAAGGTGTCGATGCTCATCGTGAAACCGAAGGTTGGGAACCATAGATCTGCCGTGATCTCACACGGACCAGACTCGGCATTCGCGGCGAGGCGCATGGCCTTTGCCAGTATCATCTGCGCATTGAGGATGCTGTTCGACCTCACGGCCTTCTAGTCCAGGCTTTCGCGGGTGTTGGCGACGATGCAGCGCGACACGCGCAGCGCCTCGGCCATGCGCTGCTTCTCCGGCAGCCGGCGCAGTTCGAGCGACAGCTGGTAGCTGAGCATGGTGATGGCGTCCTCGACGAACGCGAGGCCGCCGTCCTTGACCGCCTCATACACGCGGCGCGCGGCTTCCTGACCTTGCGGGTGTGTCGGCGTCATCGCAGCAGCGGCGGCTCGTGGACCAGCGGCAGCAGGTAGCTGAGCAGCACCAGCAGCAGGATCAGCGCGAGCACGATCTGTGCGATCAGCGCGAACGGCGGCGGCAACGGGATCAGGGTCACGATGTAGTACAGCAGGCCGAACACCAGCAGGACGACGAGCAGCGTGATAAGCAGCGAGATCATCGCGTCACTTTCCGCGCGTGGCCGCCGGCTTTCTTGTCGGCGGCGGCTTCTTCGCGTCCCGCTCCATCTGCTCCATCATCTTGGCGGCTCGCGGCCCCTTGATGACCGTCTCTGACTTCGGTTTGTTGGCCATGCACGTCCCCCACATCATCATCCACGAAGTTGCGCCAGGCGGCGAAGCTCTCGGCTAAGCGACGGCGGCTTGCCCCTAATCCATGACCGAGGACTCGAACGCTGCAGCATTACATCACGATCGGGTGGAAATCCTTGCGCATACGCGCACGTCAAGCACATGCCGTGGGCCGGAGGCTTATCCACCCTCTGCCCGCACCACTGAACCATGGCGCCACAACCCTCGCAGTCGAACTCAACGCCGCGTCCGGCTAGCAACTCGGTTGATGGACGGCCCATCACATGGTCATCCACGAGGTTGCGCCGCGGCTTGGGTAATCGCGCGTCACCACCTGCGGCGCAGGACGCGGCTTCTCGTTCAGCGCGACGCACAGATACCGAAACGCATCGGCATCGTGCGAGGCGAAGTCGTGCAGCGGCACTCGCTTCAGCGTCCCCGCACGCTCGTCCATCTCATACCGATAGTGTCGCAGCGATTGCAGTCCGTCGGCGCATCGCTCCTGGTCAAACCAGCAGTTGGCGAAAACGGTGCGCGCGGCATTGATACCGTCCTCGACACTCAGCTTCGGCACGATCCGCACCTTACGCCCGGCCGCCCGCATCAGCTCCTCAACCGAGCGCCCAGTGCCGAGTTGCTTGGCTTGCGCGTCGTGCGGCAGCCAGTCGGTGCCGTAGATGTAACCGCGAGCCTGCAGGTCGCCCAGATAGGCGTTGAGCGGCTTCTGTGAGCCGCTGATGTGGTCGATGACACGGTATTCAAACCCGACAACCTGCGCCAGCCAGATGCTGGTGTTGTCCGCCCAACCCAGATCCCAGAAGGTGTGCACCGGCTTGGTTGCGTCATATGGCACGCGGCAGATGCGCCCGTCTTCCGTCGCGGCGCGCAACTCCTTGGCATAGATCGCGCCATCGAGGTTCTGCCGCGGGTGGCCTTCCCAAACATTCAGCCAGGCGTCCTCGTCGCGCTCCTTCAGCAGCTCCATCTCTTCGCGCAGCACGTCGGGAAACCACGGGTTGTCCGACCAGTTCAGCTTGGTGACGACCGAGTTCGGTGGCGGGCGCGCCACGAAGCGCTGGTATGTCTCGTCGGTCTCCAGCTGCGCGTTGAACGTGACCCAGATCTCCGAACCGCCGAGGCGAATGGTTGGTATCAGGGTCTCCCACGACCGCTTGCGGATGTTCTCCGCTTCCTCGCACCAGCAATGCGTAATGCCCTCGTATGATTTGATGGCCTGCACGTTGTTAGAGATGCCGGCGAAGCGGAACTCGGTGCCGTTCTTGGCGAAGATGGTGGCTTTCTCGATGGTGTAGAAGTCATTGAGCCCGAGGATGTCGATCTGGTCGGTGAGCAGGCGATGCACACTGTCGGCGATCGAGGCCTGGAACTCGCGGGCACACAAGACGCGGATGGGCGATTGGGTGCCGAGTGTGAGCAGCGCACGCGCGACGCTCCATGACTTCCCGCCACCTCTGCCGCCGTGTATTATCTTGTATCTACACGGCTTGAACAGGAATTTTAGTTTCGGCGGAAACCTGACTTTAACAGTCGGTAGCTTCGCCGTTGATTGGCTCTGGCTCATCGTCGAATGTGATTCCGCGTGGGGTTTCGCCGTCGGGGCCGAACATGACGACCAAGCGGGGGAACAGCGTCCTGCCATCCTCGCCGGCGAGTTGGAGCGGCAGCACTTTGCCAACGAGGCCGAGGAACGCGACCGGGTTCTGCTCCGCCTGGCGCATGAGGTACTCACGGCCACCCACACCCGCCAACGCACCAAGGATCATTTCCTTGAGGCTGCCGGTATGGCGATTGGGCACGCCGGGCTTACGCCCGCTGCGGTTCAACCCGGCTAGCTGAGACGGCGACGACACGGCGCTACACTCTGTGGTTTCATTCTCTACCCACGAGACACGAGACACGCGACATCGACGGAGACGGAGCGGAGCGCGCCCATGCACATGATGCCGACCTGGGCGATGTTGCGGTGAGTTGAGAGCACGACGGCATCCAGGCCAGCAAATGGCCCCAGGACGAGGCTACACGGCGTTCCTGGCTCCCATGGTGTTGGGATAGCCTCCAGGTCCTGCACGCCGCGTAGCGCCTCCACAGCGGCTTCTGGGACCATGCCTGGGGATCGATCGGCCATGAGCAGGCGTCGGACGCCGCTGGTGTGTTGGATCGGCGCCCAGTGGCGGTCGACCTGAACGAACAGGTAGGACGTGAACAGCGGGGCGAGGACGTGATGGCGCAGGGTTGGCGGCGAGCGATCACGCTTCAGGACGCGGACCAGCGGCAGGAAGGTGACGTAGCCCTGGCGCTGGAGGTTGGCGGCGGCCCAGCGCTCGGCTTGCGGGTGGGTCTGGCAGACGGCCCAATAGCTACCGCACCGGCGCGTGTCGCGGTCCAGTTGTGTGGCAGGTAAATCCTGGTTGTGGGCGGCGTCAAGCATCGGGGTCAGTGCTTGGTTGCATCGAGTTGGTCTTCAATCCCCTTGTGCACGCTGTTGAGCAGGACGATGACCCAGCCCCTGGCGGCTTCCAGGCGGTGCTCGGGCTCGATGCCGTGGAGCAGCAACGACATCGCGTAGCCCATGCAGGCGAGGGAGTTCTCGAGTTCGCAGCCGTTGAGGGTGGTGAGGATGGCGTGGGCGTGTGCGTCCATGTCGTGGACGGCATCGGCGAGGGTCTGGGTCATGGCGCATCCTCGCTGCGGCGAAGTGCCACGACATCAGCGGGTTCTCGGCGCTCTCTCAGCCACTCCGGCGGCAATAGGCCGAGGTGATGCGGCGCGTATTTGATCAGCGCGATGCCGAGGAAATGCCCATACACAGCCGGCTTCCAACTATCGCGAATGGCGCGAATCTTGGCTCGGACCTGCTCGGCGGTGACGCTTTCCCAGCTTTCGCGGCATTGGCGCTCGATCTCGCGCTGCCTGATGGTTGCGGGCTGGTCTGCGGTAATTGCTGGCCGCTGTGGGCGGTGTTCTTTCCACCACGGCGAGAGTGCGGTGCAGAGTTCGGCGAAGCTGGGGAAGAACGTGAAGCTGCGGCCGACTGCGGCGAGCGAGGCGGTGCCAAACGCATCGACGGGAAATTCCTGAGCGAGCATCGGCACGTACGCCTTCAGCTTTACCTGCAGTTCCTCCTTGCTGCCCTTGTCGGCGCAGAGCACGGCGAGTGCCTTGAGCCAGTCGCGGATGGCGGCAGATTTGTCAGCCATGACCTTTGGCCTCGGCGGCGAGCAGGCGCTGCATGGCGGCCTCGCCTTCTACGGCGACCGAGGCCATTCCCTCCTCGGCGATGACGGCCAACCCAGGGTTGCGGTATGGCCTGACGTTGGCCATCAGCCACGCACCGACATCGAGCGGCCGCTCGTGTTGGGCCAGGCGCAGCACGGCCAGGACGCGGGTGCAGTCGTCGTTGGCGAGCTTAAGCAGTTTGCCGAGAAAGCTGCGGGCTGAGCGTTCCATCATGCCGGTCATGGCCTGCACCAGCGGAATGCCGGCGTCCCAGACTTCATTCCTAGGATTGGCAAAATCCTGAGAGGCGACGGACGCGTTGGCGGTAGCCGGCGCGTCACATCCCTCTTGGGATGTGTTCTTACTTACTTTCTTACTTTTAGGTACAGTTCTAGGGCTATGGTAGGTCGGCAACCCGGCATTTTGCGGGGTTTTTGACGCCTGATGCCTGGGTTTTGCGGGGGTTTCTATCCCCGCATTTTGCTGGGGTTGTTCTGGTATCCCCGCAGATTGCTGGGTTTGACTGTGGGAACTTATTCCCTGACCATTCGTGGCTATCCCCGCAGATTGCGGGGGTTCTCCGCTGCCGTTCGCATAGGTCCGTAGCAGGTGCCAGGTAGTTGGCTTGCGGCCAGGTCCGTCCCGCTCGCCGCGCGCGATCCCACGCGACTCAAGGATGCGCACCGCACGCGTCACCGTCTCAATCGAGAGGTGAACCTCAGCGACGATCCCATCAAGCGACCTCTCCCACTTGCGGTTGTAATTGTCGGCGTGATGCTCAAGACACATCCAGACGATGCGGACCGATGCCGGCAGTTTGGCACGCATGGCATCGAGCAGACCGGCTACGCACATGGCATACTTCCCCCTTGCGCGCCGGCCGCCGCTGAAATAAAGGAGGGGTGCGAGCCCTTCTCCAATATCGCCGCGGCATACGGCGTGTTGAAACAGTTACAGCAGCCGTCCAGTTTCCGCTGGGCGGCTTCGCTGTTTGTGCGCCTCACGTGCGATTCATGCAACGTCATGGCGCCCCCTTCTGCGGCGGCATGCCGGCCACGAACATTGTTCTTGACACCGGCGCATATTGTTCGTATATTCCGGGCATGGAAAACACCCGCACCGTCTGGATCATCCGGCTCCGTCAGGTCAGCACCGGCCACGAGGCCGACAGCATGCTGTTCCGGGGCACTGAGGCTGCCGCCCGCGCCTATGCCGCGCAGGCACTCGCCGGCCGCACCGACCTTGAACTCGCCGGCATCCGCAACCGTGACGCCCGCTGAAGTCACCGCCGCGCGCGAGGCGCTGGGACTGAGCAGGAGCGCCCTGGCCGCCGCGCTGGAATGCACCCTGCGGACGGTGCAGATGTGGGAGGCGGGCGACCGCAACGTCCCCGGCCCGGCCCGCGTCGCGCTGCGCCTCATGCTGCGCGCTCCACCACCACGCTCCCGGCGATCGACAGCAGCAAGTCCCTGAACTCAGGCGGCGTTGCGTTCCTGATCTCAGTCTTGCGCTTGCCACCCACCATCGAGACCAAGCCCTTGCGGCGCGCGTATTCGTAGCCGTGCCGCTGCACCATCCCCGGATCCAGCCGCTGCTCACCCTCGCCCCAGTGCAGCGACGGCAGATCGCACCCGACCGCATAGAGCCACGACGCCTTGCGCGCCGGGTGGCCATAGAAGCCCTGTTCGACCCGGCAGCACCAGCCGCCAGACACGTCCATCTGCCAGCCCTCCGGCGGCGGCCAGGGCAGCCCGTGGGCCTGCCATGCGTGGCTGTAGGCCGGATGCTCCAGCACGCCACCGAACCGCCGGACGGCCGCCAGAGCGGCAGCAAAGCAGCCGTCGTCATCGCCCTTCGCGTACTGATGCGGCTTTAGCGGGGAGCCATGCCAGAACCGGCCCCAGCGCTGACATGGCGGGTGCGCAACCACCGGGTGCGGGCCATCATAGCGCCGCGCATCGCGGGCCTCGTCCCACACTTCAACGTCAGGCAGGCCCGAATACACACCATCAGCCTGCACGAACAGCGCGGCGATCATGGCGTATCCAGCCCCTCGACCTCGAGGTGCGCCGGCAGCACCACGCGCCCGACCAGCAGATACCCGCCGCCGCGCGGATCGCGCACGCCCGACAATTCGATGCGGGCACCGAGCGCATCGACCAGCCAGCCGCGCACCGTGTCGGGCTGCTCGCCCTTGTGCAGCTTGCCGGTGTATGTCGGGGGCGCGTCGGTCATCGCGACAGTAACTCTCCGATGATGGCGTCCTCGTCCTCCGTGAGCGATGCCGCTTCGTCGATTACCTGCCTGATTCGATCATGCTCAACTTGCGACTTCTCGATGAGGTCGGCACGCATCGCCAGATTGCGCCGCGCCTCGGCAATCGAGCACATGTGCAGCGGTATCCACATGATGCCGCTTTCTGTCTCATCATCCTCGTCAGGGTCATAAGTCTCGGCCGAATGCAGCGAAGGCACCGCAATCCGATACGGCAGCGCCAAACCGGGCAGCAGCACAGGAGCGTCAGAATGCGCCGGCTCCTTGGTCAATAGTCGCCGGGCAAGCGGCTTAAGCCAGCCACAAATCGCGGAGTCAAAATCGTCTCGGCAGATGTCGCGAGCCTTCGGCAGCGCCCGAGTGGCGAGTTGCTTGATCGTGAACCGCTCGTCGCCATACTCGGCAATGGTGTCCTCGAGCAGCTTTATCAGCCTCGCCCTGGTCAGGGCATGCAGCGATGCCATCCGCTATTCCCCCCTTAGCAACCCGGAAAACTCGGCCAGCCACCCCGACGCCCGCTCAGCATTGCGGCGTGCACTCTCGACCTGTGCGGGTCGCAGCGAGTGGCGCACTTCGTCAGGCGCTGGTGCGCCTGGGAAGTATTCGAGCGCCCTCAGAGCCGGCCCCGAGACCCGCAAGTTCGCCTCGGCCTCTGCCGCCTCCTCCTTGGTGGCTGGAGGGTAGACGCGCTTGCCGTCGGTTACGCCGACTCCGAGAATGAACGCGAGATGCTGCAATTGCTCCGGCCTCAACTTCTTCCGTCCAGTAGCCTTACAAAGTTGCGAGACCAGCGCCTCAACGTCGGGCTTCGTCTCGGCATCCCTGATGCGCTTGATCTCTGCCGCCAGGGCCTCGTTGTTCTCCGCAAGTCGCTCAGTAGCGTCGGCCACGGCACGCGATGTGCGCTCATGCGCCTCAGCGCGGATTTGTGTCACCGCCTCCTCGAATTTCACCCGCTCCGTGCGCATCGCATCGGCGATCAGCCGGTCAGCGTCAGCCTTGGTGACGTGCTCGCCCAACTCTGCCAAGAGGACAGCCTCGTCGCGCGCTGTCTGCGGAACGTCAGTGGCCGCTAGTGCGTAAAGCGCGGTGGCATCGATGGTGATGCCGTCGAAATTAGAACCTGGTTCTAATTTGAAGGCACCCGCAACGTGCATATACTTATCTGCCGTCCTTACGGTCCACCCGAACTCAGCTTCCAGCCACGCCAGCCATTCGCCATGGGGAACCTCAGCCTTCGCTGCGATCAACTCGCGCCCGATCTCGAGGATACACACACGAGCGGTGTTGACGAGATTGCGGACGCGCTCTGCCCGCTCCGGCAGCGCAGGATGGTTCGATGGCCATGCGATGGGGAGTTGTTCGTTCATGCCGCCACCCGCCCACGCAAAGGCACGTCGAGTTCCCTAAGCGCGGCCATCACGTCATCGGGCGAGCAACACACCGCAATCCGCATCCCCGCACGCTCGAGGCGCGGGAACATCCGATCCTGGCCAATCAATTCCCGCAGCGCGCCGCGCGCGGTCCGTACCAGCCTGGTCTTGCTGAGCCCGGCACCACGCCGCTTCAACTCGATGCCGTCGAGCCGGTCGTGCAGGATCAGGAAATCGGGCCAACCTCGTTGCAGGCCGAACCGCGCCAGCTTGGCGGCATACATCGGCGGCAGCGGCACGTTCCCGGCGGGAAAGCATGTCCATTCGGCTGGCGGCGCCACCACGCGCCACAGCAAGGTGGCGGTCGCCTCGTGCAACTCGTCCTCCGGCACCACCGGCATGGTCAGCGCGTATTGCCGCCGCGCGCTCATGCCGCCACCAGCCGCGGACGCGCCGTATATACAACAGCCAGGTGCTCGGCACACCAGGGTCCACGCGCCGCCGGACAGCCGCACATCTTCCAGGTGCGCCGGTTGCTGCCGTTGATCCATTGGCAGGTCTGGAACGTCGCCGTGGGCAGCGCCAGGCGCTCCGGCTTGCACGCCACCCGCAGGGCACTCCCCTTGTTAGGTGCGGGGGCAGCCGCGCCCCCCGCTGCGCCTACTCCGCGATCAACGCCGTAGCGGCACATGCGAGTCCGCCGCGGCTCCTGCGTTTCGTCTGGCATCCCGTGATGCTTGTGGTGCGGCCGCTCCGGCACCCGCTCGCCGGCCACGCGCGTCTCGCCCAAGCGCCGCCCGATCGGCGACGGCCGCGGCGGCCACGCCCGGCGGTGCGCCAGGCCGACAATGCTGTGCTTCGTGGTGTGGCAGCAGAACGCGATCTGCGCGCACGACAGCCCTTCGTCCCACAACGTGCGCGCCAGCACCAGGGCGTCAGCGGTCATCCATGCCGCGGCCTGGGTCACGCAGCGCCCACCGCAGGAGCCGCAGCTTCAGCCCCCTCAGCCACAATCTGACGCTGGCCAGCCTTTGCCGCAGCATGCCGTTGCTCCGCGTAGTGCAGGAGGGTTCGTAGCTCGTGAAGCTCGCGCTCGAGGCGCTGCTCCTTCAGACGCAGCAGGCGGTCCCGCTCGTCCCGCAGACGGGCGGCCTCCTCGTCCCGCACCAACACCTGCTCGGTGCTGCCGTACCAGAATGAACGCGCGCGCCTGTAGGAAATGCCCAAGGCGTCAGCGGCGCGACCGATCAAACTCTTGGTGTTGTCGCAGGGCCGCAGCGGTTCGGCAGCCAGGCGGACGATGCCCTGCATCTCGGCCGCCAGCCTGTCACGCTTGGTCAGCAAGGCCGGTCTCGGTGTGGCACCCTCCGTTCGTGTGCATACGATCCCCCCGGCGCGTCCCCCGACGCGCGTTTGACGCGTTACGGCAACGGTAATGTCATCGGCGGATGCGTGGCTCTGGCATGGTGAGGCAGTACCGGCACGGCTACGCCGCCTCGGCGGATGCGCGGAACAGATCGGGGCGCAGCAACTCGCGCGGAATACCGGTGATGCGCTCGATCTCGACGATGCGTTCAGCAGGCACTTGCTGCCACTTCACGACCGATGCCCTGGTCAATCCCAGGCCGTGAGCGACCTTGGCTTGCAAGCCGCGTTGAGCGCGGATCAGGTCCATTCCGTTAGCCATCCCGACCGCTTACCACAAGGAAGCGGCATAGGCAACCCGCTTGAGAACAAGACCGGGCCGAAGTGCTTCCCCCCAGACTATCTATTCCGTGGCAGCGTGCCGCCCATGGCAATCGGCGACCGGATTCGGCGCGCGAGACTGGCGGTCGGCCTTTCGCAACGCGAACTGGCAGCGGCCGTAGGCGTCACGCACGGCATTGTCGGGCAATGGGAAAGTCACCGGAAAAGCCCCGGCCGAGAGAACGTGCGCAAGATTGCTGCGGTGACGCTGGTGGATCCGGGTTCGCTATTGCAGGATGTCGGCACTCAAAGTGAGGCCGGCGTGCTAGTGACAGACCTCAGGCAGATAGCTCTGCTGCGCCGGTTCGCCCTCATCTCCACGCGGCAACAAGAGAACCTCCTCGAACTCCTCGGCGTGGCTAAGGATGTCCGGCGCGAGCTCGAGGAGAAACGCCATCCAGCGAAGGCGCGGCACCCGAGCCCCGCTGCCACACAATGAGCACTGAGCGTAGGTAAGCGGGCCGCTTCCCTCGGGTAAACTTTTTTCTGCGCCAATCGCCGTTGTATATTGCATGCTATGCTTCCCTGTGGTAAGCATGCCTCCGTCATCTGATGTGAGGCTATTGCGGTGCGCTACGATTTCGACCTGACGGACCACGTTGCGGCTCCCCTGTTGGAACGAACGGCACGTGACGGAGGCGGCACTGCCGGTGTCCCGTCCGAGGGGGCCAGACCAGTTGCCGAAAGCACGGGGCACGGGGATAGGCGCCGGCTTCCCGGTCATGCGACTGTAATCACCGATTGCGGTTTGCCAAGCAGCGTAATCGCGCCGGACGAGCGCACAGACTCATTGCAACTATGCAGCGGTGAGAATGTGGCGTTAATCGCGCGTGACCATCAACGGGTTGCCGCAACGTTCGCAGACGCCACCACAGGAAACGGCCCCAATAAAAACGGTGGATATTTCACCGCCGAACGCTCGTTGCCCACCCCGGACGACCTGATCCGCATCGTGCTGCAGGACACGGACTTCATCGGCGACTTGTCCGGTGACGGCCACATGCTTACCGCCATGGCCGAGAACGCCACCGACCTCGCGGCCGATTACTGGAGCGAGGACAACGGCGGCGTCCCGGTTCCGCTCGCCACCATCATCGCCGCCCGCGTCGAGCTGATCGCCCAGACCCACGACATGCTCGCAGACCGCGCTGAGGCCGAGGCCGATTGGCGCCGCAGCGAGGCCCGCGACAACCTCTATAGGAGCGCCTGAGCCATGACCTATCGCCTGCCCAAGCCGCGCAAGCCCACCAAGGGCGAGTTGCTGCGCGCCCGCCTCATCGCCCACGCCGCAAAGCTGGAACAGCACGCCGCACAGGTGCGCGCCGTCACCGAGCGCCTGCAACGCCTCGAAGGGATCAAGTCATGATCCAGGCATTCCCCGACCTGACCGGCTACGCACCGAAGAACGAGGCGTGGTCCGCGTACGACACCAGCACCTATGACGCAGATTGCGACCAGGATGGTTTCTTCAGCACCTCGCTGGTCGGCACCGGCGCAACCGCAGAGGCCGCGATCGCCGATCTGCTGGAGCAGATGGAGGACGCAACATGACCCACGCACACTCTGAGCCGGAGATCGTCCGCGCCATCCCATCGGACAAGCTGTACGAGGTGATGGCCGAGCAATACGCCGTGGAGTTGCTGCAGGCGCTGATGGCCGCAGTCGCCGGCGCGGCGCAATGGAGGCCCGAAGCACAGGCGCTGCTCAGGCGCATCGCCAATGCCGAAATGCCCGAACCGCCGCCGGCGTTCCCGCACCACACCGATGTGGATGAGGACATGCTGTGACCTGGGAAATCCTGATGCGGGTCGCAGCCCGGATCCAGAGCAGCCACCGGGCCGACGCGGTGCTGCTGCGGTTGTGCGCCAGCGAAGTCCAGCACCTCGAGCGGCTGGCCGACGAACTCGTGGCTGAGGGGATCGTGCAGGAACGCAAGGTCGCGCCGCTGCGCAAGTCACGGCTGAGGGAGCGAGCATGAAAGCGCTGCATATACACCTGTCGATAGATCTGCCTGCGGACGCATTCGAGGCTGCGGCGGTCTACGAACATCTGCGACCGGCATGGAAGGCGTTCCTGGAAGCGATCGAAGCGTCGGGGGCCAAATACGACCTGACCTTCTCCGAGCGCCCGCGCCGTAACCGCAAGCGCAAGCCGCGCCTGGTGACGCCGCCGGGAGAAGCCGCATGACCCTGGCAGAACTCCGCGCCTACCTCGCCGTGATGACCGAGGCGGCCCACAAGTACGACGTAGAAGAAAACGCCACGACGATCGCGTCTCGTATGTGGCAGCACTTCACGCAAGAGGCGATTGCCCACATGGGCGCAGCTTTTTGTCTGCGGCGCATCGCCGACCAACTGGACCCTGAGACAACTCCAGATGAGGCGGCCGACGATGAGGACGACGAAGCGTGAGCACGACCACGCACGAGACCTACTTAGGCGACGGCCTGTACGCCCGGCACGATGGTTCGCAGATCATCCTGCGTGCGCCACGCGAAGGCGGCGACCATTGGGTTGGATTGGAGCCCGAGGTCTTCGCGGCATTGCTGGCGTTTCACCAGCGCGTCCTCGAGGACCGGCTGAGAGAGGGCAAGTACCCATGAGCACGACCACGCACGCATCCGCCGCCGTGGTGGCTCTCCAGGGCGCCGCAGAAGCCGCCTACCGCCCAGTCGCTGTCGCAGGCCGTGGCTTCGCGCAAGCCCGCACAGACCTCGCCAGGGCCGACGACGTGGAGGCTGCGCTGCAGGCCATGATCGGCGTGGTGGTAGCAGCTGAGGCGATCCACAAGGCGGCCGATCAAGCCGTAAAGCAGGTGAAAGCGGCACTTGCCGAGCAGATCACCGAAACCGGCGCCGGCACGGTCCGCAACGAACGTCACATCGCCTACCTGCAAAAGCGCAGCGACTACCTGGACGTTCCCGACGAGGCGGCGGTGCCGGAGCAATTCACCCGCCGCGCCATCGACACGCCAGCACTCAAGACGGCCCTCGCCGGCGGCCTGCAGGTGAACTGGGCGCGCCTGATGCCGAACCCCGAACAGACGCTGGTCATCAGGACCAGGAAGGAGACTGTGTGATGGCCAACGAACTCGTGTCGGCGCAGACGCTGGAAACGGTGATCGGCAACGGCGACCTCTCGAAGCTGACACCGAAGCAGCGGGTCGAATACTACGCCGAGGTCTGCCGCACCGTCGGACTCAATCCGCTCACCAGGCCGTTCCGGTTCATGAACTTCCAGGGCCAGACCGTGCTGTACTCGACGCGCGATTGCGCCGACCAGCTGCGCAGCCTGCGCAAGATCGACCTGACCCTGACCGAGAAGCGGCTGGAGGGCGATCTGTTCATGGTCACCGCACGGGCCAAGACGCCGGATGGCCGGCACGACGAGGACGTCGGCGCGATCATGCTCGGTCGGCTGCAAGGCGATGCCCGCGCCAACGCAATCATGAAGTGCATCACCAAGGCGAAGCGCCGGGTGACGCTCAGCATCTGCGGCCTTGGCCTGCTGGATGAGACCGAGGTCGAGACGCTGCCCAACGCGCAGGTCTATGACGCCGAAGCCGAGACGCCGGCGACCGATGCCCGCGACGCCCTCAACAAGTCCGTCCCGCTGGCAGACGCCACACCGCCAAAGCGCATGAGTATCCGCGAGTGGATGGATGAGTTCGAGGCCGAGTGCGCCGGTGCCAGGAGCGAGGACGAGGCCAACGCTATCCTGACGCGTCAGCAGGTGATGGAGGCGGAGGAAAAGCTGCCGGTCGCGGTGCGCGCGCGCTTCCTGGCGATCCGCAGCGCCATGATTGCCAGGGTCTGGCCGACGCCGCCGGACGACGAGAGCGACTGGCCGGCTGAGCCGGAGAAGGAGCCAGCGCATGCCTGACCCGCACACAGAAACGGAACTGCAATTCCTCGAGGATATCAACGCCATGATCTCCCAGACGCTCGAGGAACAGCGCGATCCATGGGCGGCCCTTAAAGCGCTGGCGGACGAAGTCCGCGCCCGGCTCGCGGAGCTTGAGGAGGCCGCCGGCTGATGCCTCACCAGGGGATGGGGACGCACCAAAGTTCGGCGATGGACAGCGACGAATGGCTGACACCGCCAGAGATACTTGCGGCGCTGGGCATATTCGACCTCGATCCTTGCGCCGCGCCAGAGCCCCGTCCCTGGCCGACCGCAACCCGCCACGTCATGCGGGCCGAGAATGGCCTGATGATGCCGTGGGAAGGCCGCGTGTGGCTCAATCCGCCCTATGGGGGCCCATCGGTCGTCGGGCCGTGGATGCGCCGCATGGCCGCCCACGCGAACGGCGTGGCACTGATCTTCGCCCGCACGGAAACCGCGCTGTTCTTCGAGACGGTGTGGCGCCGAGCGTCGGGTGTCCTGTTCCTGCGCGGGCGGCTGTTCTTCCATCGGCCAGACGGGCGGAAGACCTCAACCAACGCGGGCGCGCCGTCGTGTCTGGTGGCCTACGGAACCGCTGACGCTGCCATACTGGAGCGTTGCGGCATTGATGGGCAGTTCGTGGGCCTTCGCCCAGCGCAGCGCCAAGACCCAGCGGAGTGGCATGGCACGCTTTGGGAGGCCGCGCCGAACGATCAGTCGGCATGCAACGGGATGAGGCGTTCGCAATGACGACCTCCTGAGCCCGGCCCGCGGCGTCCGCAAACGGACATTATAGGACGCAATGACCCGGCGACTTGTCTATGACGCCTCAGCCATCAAGTTGCTTACCACGCGCGTTAGTCGGAGCTGCCATAATCCTTGCCGCTCAAGCTGGGCAGCGGCGGCAGCGTGGTCTTGCCGGCCCGCTCGATCGGCAACGCTGTTTCCCTGTGGGCCGCCTGCTGCGGCGCCACCGGCCGCGCCATGCTGCGCGGCAGCCGGAGCGCGCGGGCCTTGCTGATGATGGCCTTGGCGGTGCGGCCGATGCGGGCGCCGATCTGCGGCGAGGTGTAGCCCTGCTCGCGCATCTCGATCAGGATCCGCACCTCGTCCCTGGGCCACTCGTCGTTCACGCTACGCATGTCACTCCTTCGGTGGCCCCGACCGCGAGGCCGCCAGCAGCGCCAGGATGCCGGTCAGCAGCTCGCCGAACACCTCGCGCAGCATCCCGCTCATCTGCTGGCAGGCACCGAGCGGCTCGCGCCCCTGGATCGCGACAATCCAGGTACAGCCGGTGAGTGCCACCAGCGTCTCCAGCATGATGAGCAGCACAACGATGCCGAACAGGTAGGCGCAGAACCGGAGGACGTTGAACGGGCGCAGTTCATGCCCTGCGGAGCAGCGCCACCAGCCCCACCAGCCCGGTGCCCAGCAGCGCCAGCGAGGCCGGCTCGGGCACGGCAGTGCCCTGGGCGGTCGCCGAGAACGAGCCGCTGGCGATGCCCGTCGCCTGATTGACCGTCAGCTCGATAGTCCCGGCCGTCGGCGCGAACCCGGTCAAGGTCAACAGCGCATCGTCGTTCAGGCTCAGATCGCCGCCCACGATCGTCGGCGGATCCACCTGGCTGGTGAGGCTGACGGTCGCGGTGATGCTATTGTTCATGGCGACAAACAAGTTGGCCAGGTTGGTGAACGGCGAGAATTCCAGCGGCGTGTTGACCACGACGCAGCCGACACAGGTGCCGAGCGTGGTATAGGCACCGGTGCCGGTCACCAGGTTGGCCGGCGACGAGAACAGCACGTCGACGCCGTTGAAGGTCGCATTGCCGACGACGTTCAGCGTATCACCAGCACCGATACTCGGGGCGGCGTGCGCACCGGGCGCGAAGATGATGCACAGCGCGGTCAGCGCCGTGCCGGCGAGAAGTCGGGTCATGGTTCAGGTCTCCTCGAGTTCGATTGCGTGGAAGGAATCGCCGTTATTGACCGGGTCGCCGGTGTTGCCGCGGAACCGGATCGTGCGCTGATGCACCGGCTGACCAAGCCACTGGTCCCAGACCAGCAGCCCCTGCTCGGTCTCGGCGATCAGCACCGCGGCGTGTGCGGTGCCGTCGGTGCGGTTGGTGTAGCGGCCCTCGTGGTCGAAGGTGGCGATCAGCGTGCCCGGCGCGAGATCGCCCCCACGCGCCGGGACGCCGCGGCGCCAGCGGGAAGTCGGGGGCAGCCCCCCGACCTCCCTCAGCAGCGCCACACAATGCCCGTCACCCACGACCTTGCCGTGGTAGCGCGCGGGCATGTCGGCACGATGCGGCATGGCTATCCGCGACGCGGCTCGGGCTGTCCACCCGGATCGATCGGATTCGCAACTCCCGGCTGGTCACCGGGCAGCGAGTTATCCGGCCGCAGCCACGAACCCGGTGGGATTACGATGGGGTGGCTGGGCTCGCCACCGGGCGCCATCGGCGGCATGACGGAACCACCGCCGGGCAGGAAAATCGGCGGCGTAGGCATCGGCACGTTGCCGCCGCCCCAGATCCCCGGCGGTTGGCCTGGCAGCCCTTGATCCGGTCGACCGGGCGGCGGCCACACACCGGGCGGATAGACCGGGCCGCCTCCGACCCCAGGCGGCGGCCCACCCGGCGAGATCGGATGGGCAGGGTAGCCCGGTCCTGGCCAGACGCCTGGCGGATAGTAGCCGCCGCCCCCGCCACCCCACGTCGGCGGCGTCGGGCTCGGCAGCGTGGGCAAGTATGGCGGATAGAAAATCGGCGGCATCACTGCGGGTGGCGGCGGACCGACATTGATCGGCTCGACGACCACCAGATACGTTTGAGGCATGAGTTGTGTTCCTTTGGCTGGTGCGATTGCCATCGTTGGAGACGGGACGCCGGGGCGATGGCGAACGCCGGCGGTGGTGCGATTCCGTAATGCTCGCGGTGCATGCCGGTTTGTCTTGCAATGTCAGGCGCAATGCCTCACATCGTCCGGCATGGAAGCGAATTACACGTTCCGACTTGAGCCAGAGGTCAGAGAAGCGCTGGAGCGCGCCGCCAAGGCTGACGGCCGGACGACGGCCAGCCTGCTGCGCAAGATCCTCGCCGACTGGCTGAAGCGCCGACAGGAGAAGCGGGCGTGAGCGACCGACTGGCCCTGGCCAACGCCATCGAGGACGCTGGCATTCCGCGCGACAAGGCTGAGCGGCTGGCGTCCGTCATCTTTGACACCATCCACGACAACGTCGCCACCAAGGCGGACCTGCAGCTGGTTAGGGCAGATCTGCAGGCCATGGAAACGCGGCTGACCCTGCACGGTCTTGCCGCGCTGATTTCAGGCCTCGGCATTCTGTTCGGCGCGCTGCACCTCTGGCCGCCGCACTAAGGACACCCCGATGCACATCCTGATCGGCCTCGCCGCTGGCGTGGCGCTGCTCTATGGCTGGCTGATCGGGAACTCACTGGCGCGCGTGCTGATGGGGCTGATCGGAATACCCTGGATCATGGTCGGAATGTGCGTGGCTTCCGAACAACTGGGCATCACATCGGAGGCCTCGGTGTGGTGGGATATGGGCGGCGCGGTGATCGCCGGATGGTTTATCATTGGGCTGCCGACTTATTGGCGACGGCGGCACCTTACGGTTTCGCTGTCTCGCGACGGGCCGCCCCCATCGTCAGCAGGTTCCGAACCAGCGGACCCGTGGCTGGCGACTGTCGCCGCGCTAGCGTCGCCAGATAAGCAGGGTCCATCGCGCCCGGCGTGAACAGCCTGCGCCCGAGCGCCTCCATGGCGGGGCCGCCCCGCGACTGCGCCAGCGCGTTGTAGCTCTGCTGCGCCACATTGGCTGCGGCGCCGAGCGGATGCCCGTGCGCGGCCATCAGGATCGGCGACACGAAATCGGCGCCCGTCTCCTCTTGCCCAGCGAGCCGTCGCGCGGTTGGCGACCCCTTCAATATCTCCCGTCGTGTGTTGGAGAATTGAGCCTCGCGCTCCATCGTCTTCTGGAACTCGTCGAACGCTGCCGGGTCGCCGAACCCTGCCGCAATCTTGTCGCGGATGAGTTGGTTGCCGAAGATGCGGCGTGTGGCGTCGGCACCATCCTGCACTGAGTCGATCTTGTCCTTCAGCGCCCGTGCCACCCCGGTCTTGAAGAACTCCCGATCGCCTGGAGACAGGCTGGCGATTGTCTTGGCGGTGACCTCGGGATCGTTGCTGAGCGCGCGCCTACCCAGGCTCAGTGCATCCATTGCGCTCGATGGGCCACCCCACGCAGCACGCGCTGCGGCGTAGTCTGGGTTGCCCTGATCCAGCGCAGTCACCCAAGCCTTCCGGAGACTGTCTACGGCACGCAGCCGCTCGGTCCAGTTAACCTTGCCGGTCACATCGCTTCGGTTGTCGTCAATGATCGCATCCATGCCGCGTTTGACGGCATCCAGGCTGCGCATGTTCGGCACCCCGACAACCCGCGGTGTGCCATCGGCATCGTACTGAATGGATGGGTCGGTTGTGGGCACCGTAGGCTCGCCGCGCCCGGCCGCGGCAGCATTCTCGATACGCTGGATCTCTAGTCCTCGCTTAAGCCCCTGCTGGGCGATCGGATCGTCCAGCATTGCCTGCATCGGCGCGGTCATGCCGGAAGGTTTGGCGAACGCTGTTTTGTAAAGCGGCGCCGCATCTGTTGCGCGCTGCTGTGCAAGGTCGCCAAGCGCGGCGTGAAAGTCGCCGGTCGAGCCGGTCGCCGCCGTAACTGCCGCATTGATGCGGGATGGCGCGCCGGCCTGTCGCCCTTCGAGGAACGACTCGGCTTGCTGCGCTCCGGCGCCCGGCGTGCTCGCCACCGTCTCGCCGAGGTTACGGACGTTGGCGCCCCCGACATCGGCCAGCGTCGCGTCGGGACCGAGGCGGGTTAGCGCAGCCTGGGCCTCGGCCGGTGTAATCTGGTCACGCGCGAGCGCCTGGGCAATCTTGCCGGTAGCCTGGCTCTCTGCTGCGGTGCCGCTCAGCCGCGCCATGATCGGCGCGACAGTCGATCCCAGTATGCCCCGGATCAGCCCGAAGCCGGTGGGCACCGCAACGCCAGTAGCTGCGCCGATGGCCGCCGCCTTGGCCCGGTCCTCCAAGTCGCCCTCGGCCATGCCGCCGGCTGCGGCCCCGCTGGCGATGCCGCTGCGCGTGCCGGTCATCAGCGCATTCCAGGCGCGCGGCACGATGCCGGCGCCAGCCATCGACGGAAGCACCCGTTCCAGCGCTCCGACCCCGCCAGTGAACGATGGCACGGCGCCGATCGCCTCGCCGGTCGCCTGCGCCAACGGATGCTGCTTCGCGAACTCCTGCTCACGGTTGGCGCCATAGTCCTGCAGTTGCTTGTAGCCGGTCATTCCCAGCTTGTCGGCCAGCCAGTTTGAGGCGGCATCGAATGGCTTATCGAGGCCGAAACTCAGGCCGTGCCCTACCGCACCGAGGAAGTCACCGATGGTTCCGGCCGCCGCCCCCAAGCCCTGTTCCGGAGGTGGCGCAGGAGGCTTCTGCGGTTCCTCCGTTGCTGGCGGCAGGCTTGCGAGCGCCTTGTCCTTCTCCGATTGCGGCTGCGCGGGACCGGGTTGGGACGGCGCACCATCACCCAACCCCTGAAGCGCCCTGTCCTTCTCCGACTGTGGTTGCTGCGGCGGTTGCGCTGTAGCGGCAGGCTGCGCCGGTTGTGCGGGAGCGGGAGCCATCGGCGGCGGTGTGTTGTCGTAGTTCGGCGCACCCGGAATAGCCTGGGTCGGCGTTGGTGCTGGTGCAGGCGCCGGCTGGGTTGGAGGAGCATTGTCGTAGTTGGGCGCGTTGGCCTGCGACACCGGAGCGCCGCCGCCTTGGCCGTCGTCCTGATAGCCGAGTTGCTTGCCGAAGCTAAGTGCCTTGTTGGCGACAATGCCGGCGTAGTTGGGATTGGCCGTGTTGTAGCCGCCGCGCACCAGCGCCGTCGCCTGCGAGGCTGGATCGCCCGCCTGCGCCACGCCCTGATACCGCTTCGTTTTCATCAGGTCGACGAATGCCTGTGCCGCGGTCTGTACGTCGGGATAGCCGGCGACGCGGCCGCCAGGACTGATGCCGAAGATGTTGTTGCCTGAGACGTGCTGGCCGCTGCCGGTCTCGGTGTCGATGATGCCGAGCACCACCGACGGGTCCATGCCGGTCTGCGTCGCGATATCGTTCGCGAGCGGCGTGTAGGTGGTCAGGAAGTCGTTAGCCACCTGGCATCACCTGGGTATTATAGATGCGTGCGCGATTGGCCATGTCCTGGGTCCAGTTGAACCGCCTGGCGTCCTCCTCCGATCCTTTGCTGATCTGGTCGCGCAAATCCTTCTTCTGGGTCGGGTTATAGAGATCGGTGCCGAGCGCACGCATATCGACGTTGCGGTTGAACGCCTGCTGCCAGCGCAGGAAGGTGCCATACTGGGCCTGCTCCTGCGGTGGCATGCTCTGCCACACCCGCGTCGCGACCTCGGGGGCGCGCAGCAGCACTGTGCCGGCCTTCATCATGTCATCGCCAGCCACCTGGTTGATCGAGGTGGTGGCAGAGCCGCCGAGCACCTGAGCGAGACGGGCATCTGAGCCCGCCGCAACCGGGTTCTGCGCGATAATGCCGGAGAGCCACTTGTGCTGCGCGTCGTAGAGCGCGGTCGAACTGCTGAGATCGCCAACTGGAACACCAAAGCCTTGTAGGCGCGCCCGCACGAAGTCCTTGGCGGTGTTGATGTAATCGGTGCCGGGTCCGGTCACCACGCCGCGGCCGTAGCCTGACAGTGCCTGCTCATACGGGAAGCGGCTGTTGTTGTAGTTCTGCTGGTTCTTGAGCGCTGCATCGTAGGCCTGTCCAGAGGCTTGCCACTCCCCGCGCTCGTTGAGTCCTGGCCCTACCGAGAATGTGCCGGTGTTCTGCGCGGTCTGCGGACCGGCGACGGCAGGCGTTGCCTGCGCGCCCTGGACGCCGCGCATGATCGCGGCCACGTCGCCAGGGACGGCCGCGGATGGTGATGCTGCAGCGCCGACGTTGGGCGCGAGCCCGTTGGCCGAAGCGACCGGCACACCGCCGCCGAGGTCGGAACGCGGCGCTGGTGGGGTTGCGGGCGCCGCTGGGGCGCCTCCGGGGTTCAGCACTGCACCAATGCCACCGCCGGTATAGGGGCCTGTAGAGGCTCCTGCAGGCGCTCCTGGAGGTGCTGGCGGGCCGCTCGGAGCAGGAGCGGCACTGGAGCCACCGGCACCGCCCTGACCCCCGCCTTGGCCACCGCCGCCGGGCACGACGAGCAACCGCGGCGGCTTAGCTGTTACCGAGGTGCCATCCGAGTTGACGACACCGCCACCGCCGCCCCCCGCAGCCGGAGCGTTCGGATCGACGCGAGCGCCGGGCGGCAAAAGCGGGCTCAGACCAAACCGCCTCGCCCTCTCAACCCCTGACATATGAACGTCGGCGCCGATCTGCGTTGCGCGGCCGGCATCCACATCGGCCTGGGTCGCCGGGTAGACGATGCCTGGCAGGCTGAGGGCTTCGCCCGGCGTAGCTGTGGTGCCGACGTTGCCGCTCTGTGCGATGGTTCCGGTGTAGGGCGCGGAACTCATGGGCGACTGCGGCACGATGTTGGTCACATGGTCGCCGACATTGGTCTGTGTGCCGGCTGGTCTGGCATTGTTCAACTGATTCTGTGTCGCTTGCCCTCGATTCAGGCTCTGCAGGATCGTCGCGGTATTGGCCCTCGGGTCGGCGGTGAAGGTGCTCCCTTCCTGCTGCGCCTCGGCATCGGTGATAAGATTGAGGCTGCGCTGCTTGGCGATCGTCGCGTTGATGGCGTCCTGCGGCACACCGTTGGGATAATCCGCGAGCAGTTGCGCCAGCGCGCTGTTCGCCCCCGCCAGGCGCGCGTTGTGCAGGTTATACTCGCCGGTGGTAAGCGTCTGCGTCTTCTGCATGCTGTCCTGGGCACCGTAGGCGGCGCGGGCGCCCGCCGCCTGCATGCCCTGGGCGTATTTCACCGGGTCGATCTGCCCGGTGTTGGGGTCAAGCGCGTTGATGGCGGCTTGGCCTTGCGCCTGCTGCGCGTTCCTCGACTGTAACTCCATCTGCTTGTTGCGCAGATCCAGCCAGTTGCTGGTGTCGGTCACCGGGTTGGTGGTGTCGTCCTTGGACAGGTAGTCGTAGTTGATGAGCCCGCTCATGGCGTGATCCTAGGTGCTGCCGGTGCCCGACAGGGCGGTGCCAAGCATGTTCCCCACCGTCCCATACAGCGAGTTGCCGGACGAGTTGGTCGCGCTGCCGACGCTGTTGAGCGCATTGCCGACGCCGCTTGCCAGCCCTTTGGTGCCGGATGACTCGGCGGTGCCGGCATTCTCCAGCGCGGTGGCGGCGGTGTTGGTGTACTGCGCGCCAGTGGTGGCCAGGTCTTTCGCCGCGCTCTCGCCGGTCGTGGTCAGCGCGTTCAGCCGGTTGAACTGGTTGGTCAGGTTGCCCTGCTGTGCGGTGTTGAGGTTCAGCGAGTTGGTGAACCGCGTCTGGGCGTTGTTGAACTGGTTCTGGTAATTGCTGTCGGCCAGCCCGGTGGCATAGGTCGCGGCACCCTTAAGCGACGATCCAGATACCCCGAGGCCCTTGGCTGCGGCGGCGCTCTGCACCGACTTCAAGCCCTGCCCGAGTTGCCACTGATAACCGGGCGTCTGCTGCAACTCCGCTTCGGTCATCTGGCCCGGTTGCATGCCGGCGGCCTGGCTGACGTAGTCGGTGCCGCCACCGGTCGGGCTGCCGGTCGCCAGCGCCAGCGCGCTGGTCTCGGCGGTGTCGCCGGCCGAGATGTATGGCGACAGGTTGCTGCTGGCCAGCTTGTAGCCGGTCTGCGCCAGGTTCGACGCCGCCTTGTCCGCCGACGAGGCCTGCTGGCCGCCGATTAGCGAGCCGATACCCGAGATGATGCCGCCCATCGTCTATCTCCAGCGCGCATAGACGGAGTGACGCACCCCGTCGACGGTCTTGGTCCGGTAGAAGCCGAAGCCGATCAGCGCCATGAACTTCCGCCACTTCGCGAATGCCGCGCCCTCGGCGCAGTCGGGTGTCGGCGTGGCCAAGATCGGCCCGTGCTCGGCAACGATCGCATCGACATCACGGCGGATGGCGCGCGCCACCTGGGGCGTCCAGCGATGCACTGCGGCATGGCCCCACAGGTTGCCCTCATGCCGTTCCAGGGTCAGCGTGTAGTCACCCTCGACCATGCATCACGGCGGCATCATGCCGGTGTCGATCGGGCAAACGGCGGCGTGTCGGCGTGGAACATCTGGCCGTTGCACAGCGCCTGCACAGTTTCCTCAAGACGCAACAGCCGCTCCTCGGTCGAGAGG